TTTTTATTCCTTTATCTCTCGCTTTCTGATACTTACCCATCTTGCCACCGTGAACATAATTTTTATCAAACTTTGCGTGGTAGAGATAGTTTGCAGTAGTGTTCTTACTTAATTCATCAATCTGTTCTACTTCTTCTTTATATGACTGCACTCTAGTTTTACCAAGAATGTATTTTGGATCATTCTTCATTGCTTTCTGTGCATCTGCCTCATCATTTTTATTTACATTTATAATTGTCTTTCCACCTTTTTTAGTTTTAGTATGTGCTATATTACCCATTTCTTCTTTTACTTCTTTTTTCTTCTTAGTTTTCTTAGCAAACGCTGCCATAGGACCTGATGGTTTACCAGTTCCCTTGTAGATACCATAAGAAGTTCCTTCTGACTTCATACTTTTTATATGTTTTCTGATCTTGTCTGCTTGACTCTTATGTTTAGTTACAGCACTATCCAGTTCCTTTGCAACCGTTTTGAGTTCTTTCTCTTCTTTCTTCATCGATGCTTTTGCTGCCTTGATTCTATCAAGAAATGCTTGTCCACCTTTCTCTTTCTTGATCTCATCATCAGTCCTTGCTCTACCCATACTATTATTCTTAGCGTATAACTTACTCTGCATATCATTAGTGCTAGTAAGTCTACCTCTACCATAACTCTCTTTATACAAATCAATTAATTCATTTCTTGCTTCTCTTTTACTAGGTCTACGATACCTACCAACTTCTGTAACTCTACCATCTCTACCATAGTGCCTTCCCTTTGTTCTATTGACGTGATCTGTCATTGCAGTATCTACCTCTTTAGTGCTTCTAGCATACTGAGTAGACTTATCTTTTAAATTAACTTTTTCTTCTACCTTTTTTGGACCGTATGTGATGCAAGGGTTTTTACCACAACCACAATTTTTCTTAGAATCTGGTTTTACTAACTCAACTTCTTCATTTTTCTTACCCACATCCATTATCGCACCTTTACCATACTTATCAGTTATTCTTTTCTTAACCATCTCAAGTGCTCTAACACTATTCTTTTGCTGCCTTAACATACGTGCTTTTCTTTGAGCATCAGTCTCAGTATTTTTTGTATGGTTAGCAGTGGTTGCATCAGATTTTTTAGGTGAACTAGGATCACCACCTGCCATTGCAATACTATCTTTCCAATGATCATATCCTTCTTCTGGAATATAACCTTCACTGTTTATTCCAAGAACTGCCTTTAATTTTTTACCTGCTGAATATGGATTTTCTTTTGCCTTTCTTTTTCTTGTTTCTGCTTTTATTGATGACATCTTCAAAGCATTAGAAAGTTTAGCACGCTTACTGTTGTACTTTGGTTTACCTCTAAACGTTGAATCAATCGCACGAGCAACTCTCAATCTCTTACTAACTGTAGGATCACCATATTCTTTTATGATCTCTTCTTTAGTAACTTTAGATTTTTTCTTTTTATCCTCACTATGATCGCAACCACAAGATTCAGAATAGTTTTGAAATGATTGAAGATTAGTCATTATGCTACTTTATTATTAGATGGGTTTCTAGGACAATTTTTTTCGTGTTTTTCAATCCACGTCTTAGGTCTCCAATGTCCTTGAGGAGACTTTAATCCACAATATGCACATACCCACTGACCATTAATATCTTGTATCGCCACGGATCAACCTCCAACAACTTGTACTTGTTCTACAACTACGTCCGCAGAACCTGCTGTTAACTTAACAGTTCTTTGTAACATAGGAACGGTGTTGGCAATTACATCAGCATCACTAATTGAATATGCAGAACCTGCACCTGACGCATCAATGTCTGTAGTAATTGTTATGTCAGTGACTGCTGTTACTTTCTTACCTGCTGATGCAGCAGATTCAAAGTTTGATCCAAAACCATCTGTGTCACCACCATCTATAGTCTGAACAAAATCTCCTACAGCAAAACTGTGACGACCACCTGCTCCTGTACCGTGTCCACCACCTGCAACAGTAAATACTGAACCGTTAGCATTAGTTGCACCAGTAATACTAATATTTTTTGATTTACCTACTGAAAGCAAGACTGCTTCCCCTGCTGCAAGTGTAATAGCAGGACCGCTATCGAACTTTATGGTTGATGCAGATGCAGCATATGCACGTACAACTCCACTTTTAACGACGATGTAAGCAGTACCTGAACCACTCACTGTCGTAGTATCTAAGACATTTAATACAGACATCGACTTTTTGACACAAGATTGTTTTTACTATTTATCCTCTTTCTGTTTCTGTTTGAGGAATTTCGCAAGATCAGCAGTGCTACCAACAAACATTGTGTTGTTAGTAACGTTACCTGTTACAGCACCTTTTGGACCTTCTTCTAATTCTTGCATTTTTTTCTGAAGGTCAATTAGTTTATCCGTAGCATCTGCCACGTTCTTAATAAGATTACCTGCTACCTCATAGGCACGTGGTGAATCTGTTTGTTGTGATAGTTCTAGGATTCCGTCTACCGCTTCCTGTCCCTTGTCAATTAACGAATACAAATTACCACGAGTATATTCGTAGTCTTTTTTAATTGCTTCGTTTTGTTTTACAGGTGTATCTTCTACTCTCTGTAATGTAGGTTTATCATCTTTAACGATGGATGTTTCTACATCAAGAGCGTCTTCAATACCGTCGAATTTACTCGTCGTTTCCTGTGACTGGGTTTCTTGATTTTCCATCATTGAATTCACTGAATAGTTCATTAAAACCAAAATCATCATCTGGATCAGAAGTGATTGGGTCTGGTTCGACCGTGTATCTCATTTCACGAGGTGCACTTGTTTTGCTATCAGGAGCAGTATCGACGATTGCCTTACGTATAAGATCTTTCTCACCGTCGAGAACAGGACCGTAGATATAAGTTTTGCAAGTGAAAGTTATTGTATATATGAGAGTTCTTCTTGTTGTATAGTCACCTTCATAATCATCATCATAAGATATTGTATTTAAAACTACTGGAAAATCTTTTTTCTCCTGTAACTGATCGTTCAGTTGTACAGAGATATTAAATGTGGGTTGGAAGTATGGAAGTATTTGTTCTAAGATTTGTAAACCGTCATCTTGATTCTTTGAAAGAATTGCTAACTCAAAGTCAACGTTGTACGGTACTGGCATAAACGCTTTTTGTAGGTCAGTTCCAACAGCAGTCCTAACTCTCTGTGTTGGGGAGACCTTTCTTGTTGCGTCGTAATTGAAACCAGAAATCTCAAACGAAATCCTAGGAAGCGTAATTTGAGTCGCATCTTTCCTAGTTAAATCTCCTACTTGTTGGAGTCTTGCTAAAAACTTTTGTTTAGGTCCGTATGCCAATGGCACCTTCATAAACTCAAAATCCGTAGCATTTTTTTTCCTACGAATTTCTATGTTATTAAACAATGTACCGAAGGCAATAACTGACTTTCGGAATATTTCATTGTATGTATATGTACCTAACATTAACTAGCACCTCCAATATCACCAAATGGGTTCCCTTCTGAGAAGTCAATGATTCCATCAGCAAGGGTCTCAAACGAATCATTTGAATCGTATTCGCTTGATGTATTATTTAGTGTATTATATGATGCAGTTGTCCAAGCAGCACTTGATGACTGCCCTGTTATAGTCTCTGGAACTGTAAATATTCCAGTTCTATTAAAGACTTGTAATTGTCTATTAGTAGAATCCCAAGACTTAACCTCTGCTGTAATATTAGAGGTTCCACCTGCCACCACTTCACCGACTGTAAAGTCTCCAGTGCCACCTGTGGCAAAGTTGATAGTGATGGATACTGAGAAGTCCTGTTCGATTTGATCGATTGCAGTAACTCCTGTATCGAACTGCTCGTCGCTGAACTCGAAGAGTTCACACTTGAGACCCCATACGTGGATCTTACCTAACTGGTAGAAAGGTTGTTCGTGCTCAACGAACATAATTTTAAATATTTTATTTGCCATAGGGAAGTAAACCAAGTCTCCTTCGTTAGGTCTTCCTTCCACAATCAGTTGTGCATTGTCATCAACTGCTTCTGTAAATCTTTTTCTTGATATTATAAATGTAACTTGATCAGAAATCCTTACACCAAACTTAGTAAAGAGATCACCATCACCAGTAAATCCAGTTGGATCTTCAATGTACGCTTCTATCTCATAGGCATCATCAAATTTAGACAAAGCATCTTCAGTAAATGTTGTATCTTCATTTACTAAAGTTCTAGGCAAATAGAAGACATTCTTTCCAAACATCTTTATCTGTTCTATAACAAGATTCTCTATAAGATCTTGTTCACCAGTTGTGCCTTGTGTAAAGTAGGAGTTAGTTGCCATTATCCAATCATATCCATTGGTGGAGTTTCGTATGTAGTACGAAGTTGTTCGTCTAACTGTTGAAGTTCCTCTACAGCATCGCTATAAATTTTCTCACCATTTAGAGTAACACCACCAGGGAGTTGAACGTTTTGGAACTTAGTTAAATTTGTTCCCCAATATTTTTTAATCATCGCAGTAGCATAATCCTTGACCCACATCTCATTATAGATTTTTGTAAAATTAATTGGATCTAATGCACGAACACAATCAATAACAATATACTCACCCTCACGAACATCAGTGTTAGTATCAAAGTCGATATATAAACGACCAGATGTATGAGTAAATCTTGTAGGTTTCATTCCTTCCAATAAGAAATTAATTGTCTCAAGATGTGTCTGAATCATATAATAATGATAAAACTGTGTTGATGTAAAATCAAACAGATCATTCAATCTTAACTGATAACGAATGTCAAACATATTTGCAGTACCTTTGTCTTGGAAAGTAAAGATACCATTAACAGACGTTATAAAATCAGGTAAGGTTAAAAAATTATTTTGCGTCTTAAATTCTGTACTACCTACAGTCTCTGTAGTATCTGCTTGAAAAGCATCTACTTCAGATTGAGTCATTTGATGCTTTAGGTAAACTTTTTCTGAACCACCGTAATGATAAATATGAAACTTCTCGATAGTATAATCGATAGCATCATCTATTTGATCATCAGAAACGTTGACTTCTAATACAGGTTTACCTAATCTGCGAAGTGCGTATTCTTTTAGTGTTGCTTTAGAGGTTGGAGTTGCCATATTAGTTTTTTTGTAACTTAACCATTACAGTCTCCTTTTGCATAGGAGCGACATCATTTAATCCATTAGCATCGAACCAAGGAGCATTCTCCCAGTCAAATCCTTCACCGAATGTATTGTCAGGTGCCATAACATACCAATGACATTTAGCGTCAGGTATATCCACAGCACAGACCGCCCAATCATCTGCCCACTGGGGCACTTGCACATACATCACTGGTAGGTGATTGGCAAATAAAGAAATAATAAAGGAGAATAAAATCATAATGCAGCGATCGCAGCAGCGAATTGTGTGTAATTTAGTGAGTTCGCAGCAGCAGTTTTAAGTTGTGCTAATGTAATTGTTTCTGCCTGTAACGCAGAGTCTGCCTTAACACCTTGTGCAGCAGTAGCATAATCAGATGATGCAGTTGCAGCAGCACTGCCTAAAGTAGGTTTACCAGTTAGGTCATTGTATGATCCACTGGTTGCTACAGTTGCCAAGTCACCTGGTTGTGTAGCAGAAGCAGCAAGTGTACCTTGTGCAGCAGTTGCGTAAGCACTTGCAGCAGTGGTAGCAGCAGATCCAAGTCCGAGAGTTGTTCTAGCAGCAGATGCTGATGCGTCATCAACCAGAGTTAGACCAAATGTGCTGATTGCAGAGGCATCAAGTTTTCCAGTGATACCTGCTGTTACACGAGCGTCAGCACGTGCATCTGTATAGTAAAGATTTGTTGATCCTTCTGCTACATCATCAGTATCGTGGTTAGATAGAGATGCAATAGTAGATGGGATAGTATATGAAATAACACCAGTAGAAGCGTTATATCCTAAATCTCCACTAACTGAAATGTGTCCACGAGTTCTTGCAGCAGTGGTGAATAGGTTGGTTGATCCTTCTGTGATATTATCTGTGTTAATGTCTGACTGAGTAACAGACAAAGTACCAGAAGAATGTGAAATACCTGTTCCATATGTGAAGTGTGTTCTTGTTCTAGCAGCAGTAGTAAATAAGTTACTTGAACCTTCAGTTACATTATCAGTATTAATATCTGACTGTGTGACAGATAATTGACCTGCTCCACTTAGTTCAATACCAGTTCCGTATGTAAAGTGTGTTCTTGTTCTAGCAGCAGTCGTGAATAGATTTGTAGATCCCTCAACGATATTGTCAGTATCAAACTCACCAAAGTCAGCAGATAGAGTTAGTAAGTTACCTGCATCATTGTAGGTAGCAGAAATACCAGTACCACCTGCGATCAATGCAGCAACACGATCATCAACTCTTTCGTCAGTAAAGTATAGATTTGTAGATCCTTCAGTAAGAGCATCTGTATCGTGGTTACTGATGTCACCAACCTGTGATTCTTGGAACGTAATAGTTCCAGTAATGTTCAAGTTACCTTGAATCTCAAAGTTTGTAGAACAAACAAAGTTACTTACAGATAAAGTGTTTGTACTAGGAACATATTTAAAGTTATCTGAGTCAGTTCTTATTTCAGTGTTTCCAGTTGTAGCAGAAACAAATGTTGGGAAGAATGTAAGGTTAGAACCTGTGGTATTTGTTACATCAACTAAAGATGCAGTATCAGCATTACCAGTCAAGTCACCTGTTACGTTACCAGTAATCTGACCTGTAACTCCAAGTGTGCTTTGTAAAGTTACACCATCTTGAACATTAAGAGTTCCAGTAATATCAGTGTTACCTGTAGGTCCATCTACAGTAAACTTGACTCCCGCTGCTCCACCGACTGATAAGTCATCACCAATAAATGCTTTCTTATTAACCGATAAACCACCATCTGTATGTACAGAAGCAGCAGCATCGTTATATGCAGAAGAATCTGTTATGTTATTTGCTTGTACAAGACCTGCGAATGTAGCATTACCTGATGTTACATCTATACCAGAATTAAAGTCTGCGTTACCATCTACATTTAAAGTTGAATCTAAGTCAACTGCATTAGTTACATCAAGTGTTCCTGCAATATCAGTATTACCACTTGCAGATGCAACGTTGAATTTATTAGTGTTAATGTTGAACGAACCACCAACGTTTAAGGTTGATTGTAAGTTTGCTACAGAAGTAGCGATAAGTGAGGATATAGTTGTAGTTCCACCATTTACGTCTAATGTTCCACCAACAACTGTATTTCCTGTAGGTCCATCTACAGTAAAGTTACCCGCACCAACATCAAGGTCGTCTCCAATAAATGCCTTCTTGGTAACTGCTAAACCACCTGCTGTAAATATTGCAGCACCGTTATTGTTTGCAGCAGTTGCCTGTGCAGTAGAATTTGCTCTTAGTTTCTCATCAAATGTTACAATACCACCAACACCAAGAGTCCCATCTAATGTGCTATTTGTATATACCTTTAAGTCTCCACCAATACCAGTGTTACCTGCAACAGATAATCCACCTGCGGATACTCTTAACGCACCATTAGATGACCAAGTTCCACCAAGAGTTGCATTAGTAGCATTTGTAAAGGTTGATATTCCAGTTACACCTAAAGTATTTGTAATATTGGTAGCACCCGATACATCTAAAGTATTACTTAATGTCGCTCCTAACGTCACTCCAAGCGTCCCTGAGAGGGTTGTATTGCTTGTGACACCCAAAGTACCACCAACGCTTAGATTAGAACTTCCTCCAACAATATTTACAGATGAATTTAAAGTAGATACTCCGTCTGCTCTAAATGTTCCTGCAACTAATGTATTACCTGTAGAACTAGCAACTGTAAATTTATTTGTATTGACTTTTAAGTCATTTGTTACATCAAGTGTACCAGTAATATCAACATTTCCACCGAACGATCCATCATCACCTACGACGAGATCGTCACCAACGTGTAGATCTATTCCTATACCTGCACCACCACCAACGATGAGGGCACCTGTAGAAGAATTAGTTGCGTTTGTAGTATCAAATAATTTTATAGAACCTGCGTCTAAACCAGATCTAGTACCAGTAAATACCTCAGAATTATTAGTTGCATTATGATAGAAAGCATATCTAAGTGCTGAATCATCCCATCCAAAGAATCCTACTTTAGCATTTGAATCATAATATCTAAACTCCACACCACGATCTTTTGCATCGTCAGATGAAGGAGCAGTATCACCACCTAATGTAATGATAGGATCGTCCACAGTAATAGTAGTACTGTTTACTGTAGTTGTGCTACCGTGAACTGTTAAGTTACCATCAACTATGGCATTACCACCAACATTAAGATCTTGTCCTGAACTCAGGGTAACTGGGGCTGTGAATTGAGTAGTAGCATTTACTGTTAATGCGTCACCAGATGCGTCACCAATGGTATTCTGTGCACCATTTAAAGTAACATCTCTGTTTAAAGTAACATCTCCGTGGACGGTAAGTGTTCCTGCTGTTGATGAACCTGCTCCAACTCTACCTATTGTTGTATTACCAGATTCTCCAAGAACTGTAAATTCTGTAGTATCTCCAGAATTAAGTTTACCGATATAAAGATCGTCACCAATATAGAGATCAGTAGCGATACCTGCACCACCATATACTCTTAAGTTTGAATTATTATCTGTAGCGTATGAAGGTGTATAAGCAACTGTTGATCCTGCACGTAATTTATATCTTACACGTAAGTAGTTCTGTGTACTAAATGTCTCAGTTGTTCCTAAGTCTTTTTGGTTAATAGCACCGTTAATGTATAAATCTGAGTTAAACAGAGTGTCACCTTCAATGTAACCACCACCATCGAAACGGAAAGACCCGTAATCTCCACTAGATATGATGAAATCGTCTTGAGCATTTGTTCCTATAGTTGGTACATCAACATCCTCAGAATGGAAGAAGTTACCTAAATTTAAAGTTCCTTCTATATCTGTGTTACCATTCGTAGTGCTGATTTGGAATTTTTGTGTACTACCGTTAGTAAGCGTAAAGGTCTTACCAGTAGTATCCATTAAGAAATCATTATGTAGAGTTACATCGTCATCAACATCAAGTGTTGCATTAAGAGTAACATCACCATCTACATTTAGAGTTTGGTCAAAGTCTACTCCTTGTTTCGTGTTGAGTGTTCCTTCGATAACTGTATTACCGTTATCAGAGTCAACCGTAAACTTGTCAACATTACTAGCAGTACGAATCTTGAACGCTTTTGCATCGGCAGTAACAATTAAATTATCTGTAATTTCAGTTTCTAACTGAACATCTAATGTACCTTCAATAACTGTATTACCATTATCTGTATCAACTGTAAACTTATCTACACCCGCAGCAGTTTGTATATTAAATGATTTATTATCTGCCTTGATAATTACATTGTTATTAACTTCTGACTGTCCTGCAATAGTAACAGTGCCACCAATGTGTGCGTTCTCAGAAAGTCCAAGTCCACCAGTTACAACTAATGTACCAGTTGTAGTTGATGTAGAACCTGTATTTGTTGTAAGTGCTAAGTTACCTGCAATTAGAGGAGCATCAGTACCAGAAAAAACTTCAGATGTATTAGTTGCATTATATAAGAATCTATATCCACCTGTACCTGACCAAATATTTGAGTTAGCATAATCTTCATCCCAACCAAAGAATCCAACACGTGCCTGAGTATCGTAGTATTTAATCTCAACACCACGATCTTTATTATCATCAGTAGTGGGGGTAGTGTCTCCACCAAGAGTAATGATGGGGTCATCTACCGATATTGTTGTACTATTTACTGTGGTTGTAGTTCCGTCTACTTGTAGATTACCACGTACTTGTACTAAACCTGTTGCAGCATCATCGTCACCTGGATCTAATACCATAGTGGCATCACTGGTTCCGATAGTATTCTGCTGTAAGTAGAAATCTTCTACTTGAACTTTTGAAGCAACATTAGTTGCTGTGATAACAATACCATCATCTGATGTTACGTTTATCTTTGCTGTTCCTGATCCTGCATTATTTGAGGTAATGTCAAGAGTTCTATTTACAGAAGAGTTTACGTTATGATGAATTAGAAGAGAACCTGATGAACGTTCTATTGTTTGTAGAGGTGTGTTTCCAGGTCTGTCAAGTTTTATAAGTGCACCACTAATATGAGTATCAACGTTAATATCTACTCCACCTGCACCAGTATTATCTACATTGTTGGCAGTAAATAATAAATTTCCACTGGTATCATTTACAGTAACATAATTAAGATAATTAAATCCTCTATATCCAGTTGTCGCTGTTAATTCTTGATCTAACTCAAAAGTTTCTAATGTATTACCATCAGCAAATCCCACTCTAGTGTTTTGCATCTGAGTGTTATCAACTGCAAGTGGTGCAATAGTAACGTGACCATTTGCATCTACATCAAAATCTTCTTGAGCAAATGATGCTAAACCTTTTTGTTCTGTAGCAGCAGCAGCGAGGTATCTCCAATTACTTACATCACCACTTGTATGAGTAGGTGCTCCTTGTCCTGCACCAATATTTGTTATCGCCT